AACAACTTCATCTGCCTTTTCAGTACAATCTAGTGTTTTGAGAGTAGTTGCAGTTGGTGGTGCTGCCCACGTTGCAATTGGAGTTAATCCTACTGCAACGAATACTGATTACTATGTTCCTGCAGGCGATACTGTAACTTTAGGTTTAACTAAAGCATCGAACAGAGTTGTTGGAATAACAACAGGAACAACAACTATTGTTACTGTTCCGGAGGGAACTCAAGTTCCATTTGGAGTTGGTGATTATGTAACTCTAACTGCATCAGGGCAGTCATATTACAACTTTACAAATCAGCAAGTTTTATCAGTTGATACTTCTGCAGGTGTTAATGGATATTATCAAACCAGAATGACTGTGAATTACAATTCAAGTGGAATTGTAACTGCATTCTCCTCAGCAGATGCTTCAGTGATTATTTCTAATAAGATTTCCGCTTATGGGGTCGGTTCAGGAACAATTTATTTCCAACAAGTACAAATCACAGGACAAGCATAATGAAACTCATCACAGAAGAAATAGAATCAGTACAAGTTCTTACTGAAACTGTAAATGGTAAAAAGACTCTTTATATTCAGGGAGTATTTTTGCAAAGTGAGTGCGTAAATCGCAATGGAAGACTTTATCCATTTCAAATTATGGAAAGAGAAGTGAAGCGTTATAATGAAAACTATGTTCAAAAAGGAAGAGCTCTTGGAGAACTTGGACATCCAGATGGTCCAACCGTAAATTTAGATAGAGTTTCTCATAAAATAACTTCGCTAACTTGCGAAGGTAAAAACTTCATAGGAAAGGCACAAATTCTTTCTACTCCTATGGGAAAGATTGCAGAATCTCTTTTAAATTCTGGTGTATGTCTTGGCGTTTCTTCTCGTGGTATTGGTTCTCTAAGAGAAAATAATAATGGATATAAAGAAGTTGGTGAAGATTTTATGTTAGCAACTGCTGCTGATATTGTTGCAGATCCTTCTGCACCAGATGCATTTGTTCAAGGAATTATGGAAGGTGTTGAATGGATTTATGATGCATCAAGAAATAACTGGTTAATTGAAAATACAAAAAATAAAATTAACAACTTGGTAGATCAAAAATTATTAGAAGATTATAAGTTATCTCTGTTCAATGAGTTTTTAAACTCCCTGTAATTTATTAAAGTATAAATAAATATAGTTTATAACGTAAGGTTAAACGGAGAGTTCAAATGTCTCGTGGAGATTTACAAGAAATGGAAGTAGGCACTAAGCAATCCAAAACCGCTGTTAATGCAAATGCCAAAGCAGCGGATGCTATGCCACATTTATCAGGTTCTACCCCAGGACAAACTGGTGGATGGGAAGATCTTGGGGGACCTACTCCCGAGAACTATAAGACTGATGATGATTCGGCAAAATTAAAAACGCCTGGAGCAACTCTTAAGCAAGTTAAAGATGTTGTGAATAAGGGCGCTAAATCCGCTGAAGCAATGAAATCAGTTAAAGAAGAAGAAGATCTTGATGATGAAGATCTAATTGACGAAGATGAATATCTTGAAGATGAAGAAGTAATTGAAGAATCTGAAGAAGAATCACCTAAGAAAAAAGAAAAGAAAGGTGAAGAAGACGAAGATGAAGAAGATGAAGAAGATGAGGATGAAGAGGAAGTCAAAGAAAACTTTGATATTGAAGAAGATGTTAATGCTCTTCTAGAAGGTGAAGAACTTTCCGAAGAGTTCCAAGAAAAAGCACGCACTATTTTTGAAGCTGCTCTTCGTTCTAAAGTATATGATATTAAAGAATCCCTTGAGGAGCAGTATTCTATTGCTCTTGCTGAAGAAGTAGAAGAAATTAAATCTATTCTTTCTGAGCGTGTAGATGCATATCTTGAATATGTTGCTGATGAATGGATTCAAGAAAATGCACTAATTATCGAACAAGGTCTTAAGACCGAAATGACCGAATCATTCCTCCAAGGAATGAAGGGTCTTTTTGAAGATCATTATGTTTCAATCCCTGAAGATAAATATGATGTGCTTGAGAGCATGGTAGAAAAACTTGATGAAATGGAGACAAAACTCAACGAGCAAATTGATAAAAATGTTTCCCTAAACAAGCGTCTCGCAGAGTCGGTTGCCGATGGAATTTTTGAACAGGTCTCTGATGGTCTTGCAGACACTCAGAAAGACAAGCTCGCTTCACTTGCCGAAAGTGTTGAGTTTGAAAGTGAAGAAGAATATCGTGAAAAACTGGAGACTTTAAAGGAATCATATTTTCCTTCAAGAGTAGTTTCTCCATCTGCAAGAACTGAAACTCTGTCTGAAGGTGTAGACAATTCGATGGAAGCAATTTCCGGACCAATGGCTGCTTATCTGAAGACTCTTTCAGCATTCCGCAAATAATTGAATTTAATATAATTCAAACACAAAAACAAACACTTAGTAAAAGGTAAAAAGCAAATGTTCCAATCCGAGCATCTGCAGGAAAAGTGGGCACCTCTTCTCAACTATGAGGGTCTTGATTCAATCAAAGATTCGCATCGTAAAGCGGTAACCGCAGTCCTGCTCGAAAACCAAGAAAGATTTTTAAGAGAAGAATCAGCATTCAGTACAGGTGGTATTACCAACCTGATGGAAGCACCAACAATGAGCACTGGTTCAGGTGCTAATGCTGGTTTTAGTGGTGGTGCCGCTGCTGGTGGCCCTACCGCAGGTTTCGATCCCGTACTGATCTCACTGATCCGTCGTTCGATGCCTAACCTGATCGCCTATGATATCGCAGGCGTTCAACCAATGAGCGGTCCTACTGGACTCATTTTCGCAATGCGTTCGCGTTATCAGAACCAGAGTGGTGCTGAGACCTTCTTCAATGAAGTAGATTCTGCATTCTCAGGTCAACCCGCTGGTCGCGATGACGCTAATGGATTTAGTGATACTGCTGCTGGTATGGGTACTACCGCACAAGGTGGAACCAATCCTTCAGTCCTAAATCCTGTAGGTACTGCTGCTTCGACTGGCTATAACGTTGGTCAAGGTATGCGTACCGACTCTGCAGAGAACCTTGATGGTACTGGTGCAGATGCTTTCAACCAGATGGCATTCTCAATCGAGAAAGTCACCGTTACTGCAAAGTCACGCGCACTGAAAGCTGAGTACTCACTTGAGCTTGCTCAAGACCTCAAGGCAATCCACGGTCTGAATGCTGAAGCGGAACTAGCAAATATTCTCTCAACTGAGATTCTTGCTGAAATCAACCGCGAAGTTATTCGTACCATCTATAAGGTTGCTGAGCAAGGTGCTGTACAAAACGTTGCAACTCCTGGTATCTTCGACCTCGACGTTGACTCCAACGGTCGTTGGTCTGTTGAGAAGTTCAAGGGTCTCCTCTTCCAAATCGAGCGTGATGCTAACGCAATCGCACAAAGAACTCGTCGTGGAAAGGGCAACATCATCCTATGCTCTGCTGACGTTGCTTCAGCACTGACCATGGCTGGTGTTCTTGACTATACCCCTGCACTGAACGCTAACCTCCAGGTAGACGACACCGGCAATACTTTTGCTGGTACTCTAATGGGCAAGTTCCGCGTTTACATCGATCCATATGCTGCTAACCTGACCTCTGCTAACGCAACCCCAGGCAACCAGTACTATGTTGTCGGTTATAAGGGTTCTTCACCTTATGACGCTGGACTCTTCTATTGTCCTTATGTTCCTCTCCAAATGGTTCGTGCCGTTGGTGAGAACAGCTTCCAGCCTAAGATCGGATTTAAGACCCGTTATGGAATGGTTGCAAACCCATTCGCTGAGGGTACTAATCAAGGTCTTGGTGGACTCAATGTTAACCAGAACCGCTACTATCGTAGAGTTGCGGTTAGAAACCTCATGTGAGTCTTTCTCACATATTTTCAGAGGTCCCAAATTGGGACCTTTTTTTTATCTAAATATTTAAAAAATGTCATGGTCGCCGGACAACCTGAAAATAGAAATTTTTTATCCCCAACAGGATTTAAATTTACCTTAAAAAGAACACCTAAGGTTGCATTTTTTTGCAACTCAGCAAATATTCCAGATTTAAATCTTGGTGTTGCAATCCAACCATCATATCTTAAAGATATTGATACTCCTGGAGATAAAATTGTTTTTGGTGATTTAAACTTAAGATTTCTTGTAGATGAGAATCTTGAGAATTATATGGAAATTCAAAACTGGATAAGAGGTTTGGGATATCCAGAAAGTCTAGAGCAAATTTATGATTTTCAGCAAACGGGATATATTACTCCAAAAATAGAAGCACAAAAGCAATTGGGTTTA